CAGGATGTGCGTATTACTTATCATGGTGTTCAGGCCTACGCCATGAGCCAGCATTGCCAGTTTGTCTGTTACCCGGAGCGCGTCGAGCCGCTGATTGAGTGGACAGACAGGGTGATGCAGGATGAAATACCGTGGGACAAAGCAGTGGACATCGCCGGACTGTTGCGTCTGTCAACGGTGGAACGCTATACACGCCATTTAGGAAATGTGTTAGTGCAAGAATAATAAAAACGTGGTAGGATTAAGTCAATCAAATACTAACCAGGGAAGACGGCTAGAGCCGCGCCCGATGTTATAAATCAGCAACACTGAATCAAGGACGCTGAATCGCCCCGATAAAACGGGATGCGGTTCAGCGTCCTTTTTTGTTTACCCGCGAGGAACTATGGACGAAATCAAGAAAGGCGCGCGCAACAGTCGCAAGGATCAGGAACGATTGCAGAGTATGCACGATTATAGCGTTGAAAATGGCGCCATGTGCGAATACCCCAAATCGGTTGGCGAAGATGGCTTTGTCTCATTTGGGGATGAGGTCAAGGCTACCCGGATGGATAACGGGGGTGTGAAGTTGGTAGGCTACCTAATCCGCTTCAGCGACGAGGCAAGCCCCGATTTGACCGGCGACTACTTTACAAAAAATACCGACTTCGGCGACGCCGTTAGATCGGATGGCTGGTTTAACCATCGCCTGCCCGTGGAACACAAAGGGCGGCGCGTCACTTATAAAGATCAACTCCCCGATGTGACCCTGACGAAGGACGAGATCGGGATATTTGCAGAGATCGTACTCGGCGCGCGGTATGAGTACGAAAAGATGATCGCTGAATTAGGGCTGGCAAAGGCTCTCGGCTGGTCATCCGGCACCGCCCCGCATCTTGTTGACCGCAAGCAGGTCGGCAACGCAAGCGAGATCACCCGCTGGAAATTGGGGCTTGACGCAAGCCTGACCCCCACCCCGGCGGAATACCGGAACGGTGTAGTACCCATTAAATCATTGATAACGCACGAAGCGGCAATGCCCGATAAGGCGGAACAAAATCAAGAAACACAAGAAACACAATCAACCAAGGAGCTACCCATGAATGAAGAAGATAGAAAGGCTTTCCTGGCTGAGGTCAAAACCGCCCTGACAGAAGGGCAGGATGCCTTCAAAGAGGAAGTCAAAGCCGTCGCAAAAGACGCGGCGCAAGAGGTGATAGCGAACCTCCCCGAAATCAAAACCGCTATGAATATTCAGGTCACGCACGATCCGGCAGATGATGCCTTTAAGTCGATTGCCGAAAACCTGATGGCTATCCGGGCGGAGAAAGTCACGCCCAATAAAGCTGACAACGATTTCCCCCGCCTCCGCTATTTGAAGGCGACCGGTGCAAGTGAAGGCGTTCCCCAGGACGGCGGGATTTTGCTTGACCCGACGCTCTCCGCTGAGATTATCAAACCCATCCATGAGGATGGCCCCTTCTCAGCCGACGCCCGCAAGCTCCCCGTTTCAGGAAACAGCAACTACGGCTGGATAAACGGTGTTGACGAAACCTCCCGTGTGGCCGGCTCGCGCTGGGGCGGCATCCGCGGCTATCGTATCGCCGAAGCCGTAACCAAGACAGCCAGCAAACCGACTTTCCGCCGGATCAATTGGGAACTGAAAGAGTACGCGGCTGTTGTGGTTGCTACTGACCAACTGCTCGCAGACGCCTCCATGTTCTCGGAGATTGTCAGATTAGGCGTTACCGAAGAACTCAAGTTCATGCTGAACGAAGACATCTTTAATGGCTCCGGCCTTGCCGGTCCTCAAGGCTTCATGAACTCGGGCGCATTGATTACCGTCACTCGCACGACTGGCTCTAAGATTTTGGGTGAGGATATTTCTGCCATGTATAACCGCATGGATTTACGCGGGCGCAAGAGCGCGAAATGGTACATCGGCAACGACTCAAGCCCGCAACTCGACAACCTGTTCGCTGTGGGTTCGACTGCCGTACTCTATCCCTACGCCTCAATCGGTGTGGATGGCGTGAAGCGGCTGTATGGTCGCCCCATCGAAGTTACGGAGTTCAACGAATCACTCAACACATCCGGCGATATTGCCTTTGCTGACATGAGTCAGTATTTGATGTGGGAAAAGGGCGGGATTGAGCAGGCAAATTCGATCCATGTCTATTTCCTGAGTGACGAAACCGCATTCCGCTTTGTATACCGCGTGGACGGAAAGTCATCCTGCAATACAGCTCTGACCCCCTTAAAGGGTTCAACCACGACCAGCCCCTACGTTGTGCTGGGTTCGGCGACCTAACGGAGATATGACATGAAAGATAATAGATTTGGATTCGGGGCGCATATCGTCCCCCTTAAGGCTCCCGTTGACTCGGCCGGCACGGCTTACGCCACGCCCTACGTCAACCTGAAGGACGCCCTTTCCTGCACGTTCCTGGCTTACTTCGGCGTGGTCACTGCCACGTCCGCAGATCAGGCCGTGGTCTTGACCGTGGAAGCCGCAACCGCCGCCGCCTCAAACGCTACGGAGGTGCAAGTCCCCTTTAACTATCGTTTGTCCGGTGCAACCGGGACCGATACATGGGGCGCAATCACGGCGGCAACCGCCGCAGGTGGTTTGTCCTTTGCCACGACCGATGACGGAAAAGCGGCTCTGATCGAAGTTGATCCCGCAAGGATCGAAGCCCTGCACGGACAGCGTGATGCACGCTTTGTCCGCCTGGTAGTGGGCATCGATGCCGGCGGAACCGTGACGCTCAACTCTGTTGTGGCGTTGCTGGATCCCGCGTATCCGCAAGCGACTCACCTCTCAACTTCATAAACTGAGATACAAAAACGGGGCGGGTGTAAAAGCCCGCCCCGTCCATAAATAATATGATACATCAAACTCAAACAGTAGTTACGGCCTCTGCCGCGCAAGTAGGCACAACCGCCCAGCGCGTTCTATTTCGTGTTGTGATGTACTGCGCCGCGACGGGTATCTGCGAGTTCAAGAACGCCGCAACGGATACGGGAACAGTTCTGCTGACCGTTACCGGACTGACTAATACAACTGTTGACGTTGACCTCACAGCTGTTGGCGGGTTGGTGTTTTCAACCGCCATTTTCTGCAAGCCGACAGGCACAGGGAACATCGTCTATGTGTGGTACAGGTAACTAATAGAAAGCGCATGAATTGAAAAAACTTGCCATAGTCGGATCGGGATCGAACACCAGAGACGCCGCCCCGTTCAACGACCCGTCATTTGACATTTGGGTCTTCAACGAAGCCGGCAACTCAAAATGGTGCAAGCGTTGGGATGCCGTCTTTCAGATGCACGAACCTGAGATTTACAAAGGTCACAACACGAAGGACGCGAAGCATTGGGATTGGCTGCAACAGAAACACGGCAAACCTGTTTATATGCAGGAGATCGACCCGGATGTACCAGACTCGGTGCGCTTCCCCATCGAAGATGCTCTAGCCGTAACTGATGAGGATTACTTCGCCACAACCTTCGCCTACATGGCGGCACTGGCACTTTTACAAGGTTATGAATATGTTGAAATTCACGGCGTGGAACTCTCGCACAGTGAATATAAATACCAAGCGGAGTGTTGGCGGTACTGGATCGGCGTGCTGAAAGGCAGGCTCGGCGGTGCAAATGTGGTTTTATACAGCGGGCAGGATTTATTAAAATCCGCGCGTTACGGCTACGAAGGCAATTTTTCATTCAATGTCGAGTTCTTCGCCTCCCGCGCCCGCCTGCTTGATGGGCAATGGACCGCCGCCGAAAAGCACGCGCTGAATATGAAAAAGGTGATCGACAAGACCATCGAACGCGATGATTACAGCAAACTCCCCGATCTTGTAGGCGAATTTAGAAACGCCCTGCAATCCGTAGGAGAATACGCCGGGGCATTGGCCGAGGCGGAGAGATACCAAACGTTTGGAGACCGCTATGCGGACCGGGGGGGCTTTGAGTTCGCAGCTGCGACTGCCCAGCGGGACGGCGAAGAACGGCGTATTATGATGTTTAGCAAGATTGGTTTGATTGAATATCTCGGCAACGCTTGGCAACAGTCCGCCAATGAGAAGAAATTTCACACCCGCGCACGGGAACACCTGATACACGAGATCAACGGATACGGCAAACTCGCAGAGGAAACCGGCGCATTGTTGGGGAAGTATCAGGAGAATATATCGTACATCGTCAAGTATGACGAAATGGTACAAGCGCACGGCGGCTTGAAAAAGGAATTGATTACAGCGTGACCACTCAGCAGGTAGAGACCGCGACAGTTGCGGGAACAGTAACAGGCACGGGCAACGCGACGGTGACGATCACCAGCCGCGATGTTTCCGGTTCGCCTTTGGCTGTCTCTGTTGCGGTGACAAACCTTGACACAGCCTCCATTGTAGGCGGGCTGATCCGTACAGCTCTCGCGTTTAATTCAGCAGTAGCGGCTCAATTCCTTGTTAGCGGCTCCACCACAAGTATTGTACTGACCTCCCACCTGTCCCGCGCGAACGATTCGACACTTAATATCGCCATTGCAAACGGGACGTGTACCGGGCTGACCGCCGCGCCGACATCCACCAACACCACGGCGGGCGATGGCTTGCTGAATGCGTACTGTGATTTATTGGAGGTTAGGAACACGGATGTTGTGAATATGTCCGGGACTAGCCATGATGACTTGCTTGTTTCGGTCATCAATGCCGTATCGCGCAAGATCGATAACTATTGCGGCTGGCGTTTTTATGCGGCAAGCGAGACGCGCTATTTTACGGCGGTGGATTTCACCGATCACATCCTTGTGCCTGGCATTTCATCGGCAAGCGGAATAACGATTTTGACAGACGATAGCGGCGATGCGGTCTACGAGAACACATGGGCAAGTACGGATTACGAACTCGCGCCATATAACGCATTACTTGACGGCAAGACATTCACGCGCCTCGAAGTGACGCCCTCGGGCAATTACCGCTTCCCGCGCGTGCCGAAAGGCACAAAGATTACTGCATCTTTCGGCTGGGCATCCGTCCCCGAACCTGTAAACATTGCATGTATTTTGCAGAGTAACAGGTTATGGAGCCGCTTCAAATCCCCGCAGGGTGTAGCGGGTAGTAACTCTATGGGCGCAATGACGTTCAACATTCCGCGCCTTGACCCTGATGTGATGGACTTACTCGAAGAATACAGGTTCGGAACATGACCGCACAGACCCTCAAGGGCGCGGTTACAGCAGTGGCGGGCGTGGTTGCGGGCGTCTCAGGTGTCAATGCCTCGCCCGCGTATCCTCAATTCAATATCAGTGATAGGATTTTTGCGCTGAATTATGTGATGACCTCAACGGTTGAGATCAGCGAAACGGGAACGAAACAGCATCTTTGCATGATTGCAAGCGATCTGATTACACCCATCACAGACGCGGCAAATGAGGACATCGAAGTTATTTTGGGACTGATTGACAGCATATCCACCGCATTGATTACCGAAGCGACCAGCGGCGGGGATATGTTTTCCGCCGCCATTGATACGTTCACTAATTTGCGGATTGAGTTTTTGCCGAATTATGTTTACCAAAATATTCAATACATCGGCTACCGTATTATGCTGGAAGATGTGAAACTAAAGTTGGACTTATGACGCAATTAACTATAACTGTTGACAGCGCGCTGGTTAGGCAAGGCTTGCAGAATTTAGAAGCCGAGATTCCGCGCATCGGACGCCTGCAAATCTATCGTACTTCTCAAGCTATCGTAAGGCGTATGAAGGAATATTGGACAATGAACGTCCCGCCCGAACTGCCGAGCTACACGCGCGCAGGCAGACTCGCGGGCGGGTGGTTTATCACCCCGAACACGAACGGGTACACCACCTCAAATAATATGTGGTATACAAAATATGTACACGGTAACGCCTACGGGCTGGAACAGGCGTGGATGCACGCGCGACCGGGACGACATCAATTATTACGTGATGTGACGGAAGAGGAAGTCGAGAAATTGCCGCCCGAGGTCGAGCGCGAAATATCAATGGTTGCAAGGAGAGTTGGATTATGAAACTAATTTACATCGGGCGCGGTGCATTGGTGCACGTCCCCCCGCGAGATTTGACGGAACAGGACTTTGCCGAACGCGCGGAAGTGTGGAGTGAAAACGGGATAACGGAGGCTTCGCTTTTGGCGAGCGGTCTCTACAAAAAGGCTGAGCAGGAACAGCCGAAAAAATCAAAACGCGCAACAAGCGCGGAGGAAGGTGAATAATGACAGGCAGACGGGCACTCAGGCGGATCCAATTGGGCCGCGAAAGCACGGCAGGCACAGAAGTTAACGCGACAGACGTATGGCGTGGCATCGGTACGTTGCTGGACAACCGCAAAATTGAACGCATCAATGAGGACGTTGGCATTATCGGCGGCACCACCAAAACCAACCAGTCGATGAAGGGCGGTTCTCTCAGCATGTCGCAACTGGCGACGTTCGAACAATTCCTTCATGTTTTGGAAGGTTCGGTCAAGACCGCCACGCCTTCACAGGACGGCGCAGGCACGGATTATATTTATGCCTATGCCATGCCAACAACCAGCGGCAACACAATCAAGACCTACACCATCGAGGGCGGGGATGATGCGGGCGAGGAACAGATGCTTTACTCGTTTGTGAAAGACTGGTCACTTGACGGCAACGGGCGCAACGGTTACCAACTCTCAGCAAACTGGCAGGCGCGGAGCGTGGAGCCTGGCACTTTCACGAGTACCCCAGGCCTGCCGACCGTGAACTTTATGAACTTCGGCATGACTAAAGTCTACATCGACGCGGCTACCGCAACCTATGGCGGAACGCAGGTTTCAAACACTGTCCGCAAGCTGTCAGTCAAGTTCGTATCCGGCATCGAAGCAAAAGAAACCGCAGACGGACGACTCGATTTCTCCTTTACACAGGGAACGAGCTACAAGCTGACCGGGCAGGTTGAATTTGAGCACGACTCAACCTCCATCGCGCAAAAAGTCGCGTGGCGGGCAGAGACGGCGCAATTGATACAAATCAAAATCGAAGGCTCACCAGCCTTTGTCACACCGGGAACGACTTACTCCGTGCCAACCGCATTAATCAACGTCCCGTTCAAGTGGTTGAACTTCGAGAAGATCGGGGAGGCAAACGGCAACGACATTGTGCAAGGCTCGTGGTTCTCCGCCTACGATTCATCGGCGGCCGCCGCGGGCACAATCACTGATGTGGTCGAGCAGGCAACCGTGCGATAGCACAGAAAGCGAATGATAAATGTTTCCGTTTCTGAATAAAGATAAGCCCGTAAAGATTACGTTCTATTTCGACAAGTCCCAAAAGCGTATGACATGGGACGATCTCAATACCGTCGAAATGATGCAGGAGGGCAATGTTTCTGCAACCCGCCTGATGTCCTTTGCCGCGCGCTTCATGGCGAACGAAAAGAATCAATATCTGCCGTATGAGAAGGCTGTCAAGATTCTAGGCTCATTGAATGAGGCAGACATAGCAGACGTAATAAGACAATTCACCGAAGCATTACAGGGAACCGCCGTCCCAAACGCGAGCGGGAAGCCGTCGCCCTCGCCGTCCGATCCTGGACCGGCGACGGCTTCCCCGGATGGTTCGGAACTTTAGCCGCGGCTGAAAAGTGGGGTGTCCCGCCGTGGATGGTATGGCGCGGCACAGATCCTACACCGTGGGCGCGGTATGTCTGGATTCTGCGGCTTGGTGTGTATACAAAGGCTCAACAGGACAGACATCAAATACAGATTGAGGAAATGAAACGTGACGGCTGAAGTAGTCATTAATGTGCGGGCTGAAGATAATTTTTCCGGCGTTCTTGGGAACTTCGGCTCTATCATCACGGGCATTGAATCGGCTATAAATCTTATAGGGCAGGCGTTCAGTTTTGTGGTTGGCGCAATCACGCCGTTTATCAATAGCGCGGCAGAGGGAGAGGAGGCGGTCGCAAGATTGGAGGGTGTGCTAAGAGCAACAGGTTTTGCGGCAAACATGACTTCCGAAGAATTACAGGCCCTTGCATCAACGATACAGCAAACAACCCGCTACTCTGACGAGCAAGTGATGAGTTCGGAGGCATTAATGCTTACATTTCGGAATATTGGGGAAGACGTATTTCCGAGAGCCATAATGGCCGCCGTCGATATGGCTGAGATATTCGGAAGTCTCGAAT